TCACACACCTGGAGTGGCTCAAGCCATCAAAGGCACAGCTGAGTTGGGCACTGTGATAGGTAAGAGTTTGGAGCATTATGATTCAGACCAAGTGGGCATAATTGAAATAGCGATAGGTAGATAATATGGCCAAACAAACAGTGAACATAGGCAGCAGTGCAAACAAAGGTGATGGTGATCCATTACGCACAGCGTTTGACAAAATCAATGATAACTTTGATGAAATATATGCTGCCATAGGTTCGGATGGCAGCATCTTCAATCCACTCAGTGTGGACAGCCACATATTGCCTGATGTGGACATTACTAGGGATTTGGGATCACCAGCCAAACGTTGGCGAGACATCTTCGTCAACGATGGATCTGTGTACATTGGCGATATCAAACTCAGCAACGACAGTGGTACACTGAAAGTACAACAGGTCACAGGAGCTGGCACAGTAGATGAAGAACCCGTGCCCGATACGCCTGGAGCAGTGACCACAAATAGATTGGTCAACGGTGAACACACATTAATTTTAACAGATAATGGCACCATAGAACTTGATGGTGCTGCATTCACAGGAGCCACTGGTGCTACAGGTGCCACTGGCGCTACAGGTGCCACTGGCGCTACAGGTGCTACAGGACCTGCAGGACCACAAGGAGCCACTGGACCACAAGGAGATCCAGGTCCACAAGGAGCCACTGGAGCCACAGGACCACAAGGAGCCACTGGAGCCACAGGACCACAAGGACCCACAGGTGCCACTGGTTCAGCTGGAGCAGGTGCTAATTTATCTAGTTATGGTGGAGACATATTACCTTCTGTTGACGCAACTTATGATATAGGTAGTCCTACCCATAGATGGTATGAAGGTAACTTTTCAAACCGTATCAAAGTAGGCAACGTTTTAATGGCAGACACGGCCGGCGATTTAATAATTGATGCTGATACCGTAGTAAATTCACTATTAGCAAATGATTTATTACTTGCGGATAATACAATTACTGCTGATGCGACAACAGCTATTCAATATCAAGGTACTAAAGGTGTTGTTGAAATTAATAACAGTAATTTAGATGTGAGTGAGGGAGATTGGATTAATCTTCCTGTTGTTCAAACTGTAGAATCTACGTTTTCATATACTACTAATTTTGCTACCGCAAGTGCTGTAACCGGACAAGTAACATATGATACTAGTGCTAATATTTTCTTTTCTTTAACTTTTGAAAGTCAAGCAGCCGGAGCAACCGATGTTGTAACTGAAATTTACAATAAATTGCGTTTAGGTAATACGAGAATTACATTAACAGCAAATTCAAATGGCGGTTACAATGGCAATGTACTTGACGTTACTTTACATGATATAGACAGAGTTTTTTTATTCACGGATAGCGCAACAAAACAAGTTCTCATTGTAGCTGGCTCTCCAGCTTGGATTACAGAACACAATACTTCTGATTTTGCAAAAAATGGTAGCGTATATTCTTTTGGTACTGATAATTTAACATTAACATTAAGTACGCCTGCTCAATCGGTTGTTACTGGTGGTTTAGAAGGACAAATGCGTTACAACAAAGATACCAGTAAATTACAATTTTATGAAACTGAATGGAAAACGGTTCACAAATATGATACTACATTAGGAATTAAACCAGTTAATTTTGGAATTAACGGTGCTAATTTACCTAGTGCAGCAAGTAACAAAGGACTCTTAGCTTTTATAATAAATGATGGTGCTGGAACTGAAAGGAATAGGTTAATTTTTTCAGACGGTACGAATTGGCTTTATGTTCACGATAATTCTGCCGTGGTAGGAAGTTAATAATTTCTAATAAAAAAATTTATATCGTAAGATTATAACATTATTTTAGTTATATAAATATCTTATATGATACCGAATTTATTATGGCAAACATACAAAAATAAAGACGTTCCTTTTTTTTTAAAAGAACAATCAAATAGTTGGCGTATCAGCAATTCTCAACTTGAAATAAAGTTTATGGATGATATAGAATGTTCTAATTTTATTTTAGAACATTTTGGCAAAGATATTCACACAAAATATTTACAATTACCTCAACCTATTAATCGTGTTGATTTTTGGCGTTTAGCTGTAGTTTATATTCACGGAGGATATTATTCAGATTTAGATATTACGTGTAACGCCAATTTAAAAGATTTTATAAATTTAAATGTAAAAGCTGTATTTTTAAGAGAACACAATAACATATCTAATTATTTTTTTGGAGCTATTCCTAAGCATCCTGTTATAAAAATGGCTATTGATAAAATGCTAGAGGAAACATTAGTTATAAATCAAAGAAACGTAATTGATTGGGGTATGCACCATTTACATATGTCAGTAAGAGAATATTATAATATTATAGAAACGCATTATCTTTCCAACAATGAAGTTTTTTTTGTAACTGATAGCGAAGTTAGAAACAAAAATTATTTAGTGCATAGCATGGCTAGCGATTTTACTCGTAATGAAAATAAAGATTATGTTTCTTGGAGAAAATTAGAGGAGTTGATGTTGGAAGAACGAAAAAAATCATCTAATATATTATTTTTTACAACTTTTAATAAAAATGGATATGATTTATATGGAAAAAATTGGATAAAAAGTTTTATAAAAATTTCAAATTATTTTAATAAATTTAAAGCAAAAATATATTATCAAGGTTTTACGCCTGAAGATCATTCATTACATTCAAATATAGAGTGGGTTAATTTTGATGAAGAAATTCCTAATCATAGATTATGGAAAATAAATTATTCAGTAAAAAATAAACATTCAGGTTATGTTAAAACCAATTGTATACGTTTTAGTCATAAGGCTTTTGTGATACAGGACGTTTTAGATAAACACGATAATGATTATTTAATTTGGTTAGATGGTGATTGCATTTTTAAAAATACTGAATATGGTGATTTTCCTAAAAATATTTTAAATAACAAATTTATGGCTTGTCAATTAGAACATGCACACGATTTGAATCATATAGAAAGTGGAATTCTTATATTTATTGGCAAACATCCTGATTTAAAAATATTTAATAAACATTTTAAAGAAAACTATAAGGTTGAAAATGTAATTTTAATGGGACAACCGTATGATGGATTTATTATATCTAAATCATTAATTACATCCAATTTGAATTTTTTTAATTTAAATGAAAAATATGGAGCAGGAGGTATTCAATCAGACCCAAGTTTAACATTTTTGCATCCTGAGATTAAAGAAAAGTTTATACACAATATAGGTTGGACAGGAAAAAATCAATATGAAATGTTTGCTACAATTTTAGAAAGAGATGATATTCTTAAAAAAGTTCAATTATTTTTATTTGGTCGAGATAAAATGAAAAAAGAAAAAAAAGAAAAAATTTTTAAAAAAATTGAAAAATTAAAAAGAAATAAAATAATTTTCGGTCAAAATAAAAATTAAAAAAAAATTTACATGTTTAATAAATTAAAAAAAATTCAAATATGTAACTTGTATGAAAAGTTATTAAATAGAAAAACAGATAATTATGGTTTAATTAATTATTTAAATTCTAATGTAATTTTACAAAAAAATGTTAATAAATATTTTGAAGTTCCAACGAATTTTAATAGCCCATATATGCAATTTACTGTAAAATGTAAATATCCAAATGATTTTCCTTCTATTGTTCACTATGATAATACAAGTAGAGTTCAAACGGTAACAAAAGAAAATAATGAAAATTTATATTATTTGTTAAATAAATATGAAATGGAAACGTATTGCTTTAACAAGTTATTAACAGAGAATAAATATATTAAATAGGAAAAAATATGTCCATAAGCACCATAAACGTAGGAACCATTGCCAATGACGGCACAGGTGATGATTTACGCGAAGCGTTTATCAAAGTCAATAATAATTTTGCTGAACTGGCAGCACAAACGCCAGAAGCCACCACAGTGATCAATCGTTTGGCTGACACTGCTTCACGCAAAGGTTTATTTTTTACCAAAGATGTGAATGAATTACAATTTAAAGTGTTGGAAGCAGGCACAAATGTGTCGTTCAGCAGCAGCAATGACAAAATCACAATCAACAGCAGTGGAGTGGTCAGCATACTAGTGTTTGGAGACGCAGGACCTAACATCACTATTGGCAGCACAGGCGTGTTGGAATTGTTTGGCACAGGTGGCACAGAGACCACAGTGCTGTCCAACGGTACAACTGTGCAGATAGAATCACTGTTGAGCAATGAAAGCACACCCACACTCAGCGCCACACTCACAGCAGATGGCAATGACATTGTGGGAGTGGATGTGCTGCAGGGTCAGAATGTGCAGTCTTTGATCTATGGCATAGATGTGCGTGACAGAAATTCATTGATTGGCTTTGACATGGGAGAAATCACATTGGACGCAGCAGGCAATGAAACCATACAAAATCTATTGGATTATTTCTTCTATCAAAACCCCATAGATATGGGCACCTTCCTAGCAGCCAACAACGACAATCTTGATCAGGGCGCTATCTAAACCACTGATAAATACTGCATATGAGCAATCTGTGGAGTCAACCTACTGGATATTCTCTTGGCACTCTGCCAGAAAGAACCATCACATCTATCAATTTGCCAGTGGACAACACTGCCACAGTGAGCCTCATAGCAGGTGCACTGCCCAACGGACTTAGACTGCAGAATTATGCCATAGTGGGCACCACACTGGAGGTGCCTAGAACTACTCAAAGCAGATTTGTGTTGCGAGCTTCATTGTCGGGGCTGATACAGGACAGAACCTACACAATCACAGTGTCAGGTCCTGATGCACCAGTGTGGCTCACACCAGCAGGTGATTTGCCACTGGGAGTGAACAATAATCTTTTTATTTTGGACAGTTCTTTTGTGGATTATCAATTGGAAGCCACAGACACAGATCTATCAGCAGGTGATGAATTAGAATATTATATTGCTAGAGGAGATGGCACTCTGCCACCCGGCATCAGATTGACCAAAACAGGCAAGCTCACAGGTGTGATTGATCCCATATTAGCACTGGATGCCACTGCCTCCACAGGAGCCTATGACACCAGCAGTTATGGTGATTTTCCCTATGATTTTGGTTTGCGCAGTGCCAATGGATTTTCCAGTTTTTACTATGATGTGGATTTCTATGACTTTTCTATTCCCACACGCAGCCCTAGAAAATTAAACAGATATTATGAATTCACAGTGAGCGTGAGTGACGGTGACACAATCACCAAGAGAACATTTAGAATATTTGTGGTGGGTGATGATTTTTTACGTGCAGACAACACCATACTGCAGGTAGGCAGTGGAGTTTTCACGTCAGACGGCACATACATTCGCACACCACAATGGTTGACTCCAAGAGATCTAGGATATAGAAGAGCCAACAACTATTTGACATTATATCTGGAATTGTATGATCCCAACAAATTGACTGGTTTTGTGGCCTACACACAGAGACCCACCAATGATGACAGCAGCCCAAGCATCCTGCCACCAGGCACTGCTCTAGACAGCACTTCTGGTGAAGTGGCTGGCAGAGTGCCCTATCAACCAGCAGTGACCAAATCATACAAATTTACAATTAGAGCCACAAGATTTGGACCCAGCAACGAAACTCTAGCAATCAAAGACAAAACATTTGAAGTAAAAATACTGGGCGAAGTAGACAGTGTGATCACATTCAACACAGAAGAAAATCTAGGAGTGATCAATGCTAATTTTATCAGCACGCTGGCTGTGCAGGCTGTGACCACTGTGCCTAATGCCAAACTGAGATATGTGGTCACTGCAGGATCATTGCCTAATGGTTTGGTGTTGGCTTTGGATGGAGAAATTATTGGCAAAGTAAGACAATTTGTGCAGGGAAATTTATTAGGATTGACTGTGTTTGACAGTAGAAATTTCACGTTGGATAACAATGACACCAGCATAGACAGATTGTTTGAATTTACTGTGGAGGCAAGAGATCAATTTGGATACAGTGCCACAACAAAAACATTTAGATTGTCTGTCACAGCCACCAGTGACTTGTTGTACAGCAATCTTTTTGTGAGACCCTTGCTGAAACAAACACAGCGTGTGTTGTATTTGGGACTGGTAGGCAATCCAGAAATATTCACTCCTTCCAGTATCTATAGACCCAACGACTTACAGTTCGGCATACAGAAACAATTGAGCATGTTGATATATGCAGGCATAGAGACCAAGACTATCAATCATTATGTGGCAGCCACCACCAAGAATCATCGTAGAAAAAGATACTTTTTTGGAGAACTCAAAACTGCTGTGGCCAAAACTCCAGAAACCAATGACATTGTGTATGAAGTTTTGTATGTGGATATGATAGATCCCATGGATGATGCCAAAGATCAAATTGTGAGTGAATTCACCATACAGAATACTCAAACAGTCAAAATTAATCAGGCAAATTTAGAACAAAAAGACAACAGCAATTATGATTCCACTCAAGCAGGTAATCCTGCAGATCCTTTTGCACTGCGTCCAAATCAAGCAGTGATCAAAGTGGACAGTAATGCAATCAGCGTGAGCAATAACAGCAGCAATAAAAGATACATCAGCAGCACCAGCAACATGCGAAAAAATTTAGCAGCAGTTGGTGAAACGGAAAATGAATTTTTGCCGCTGTGGATGCGTACTCCGCAAACAAGTTCAACACAGCCTTTGGGTTATGTGAAAGCTGTGCCCATTTGTTACTGTCAGCCCGGAACCAGCGCAGCCATACTGGCGGCGTTGAAGAACAGCGATTTTGATTTCAAAAATATTGATTTTGAAATAGATAGATATGTGATAGACAGCACCACCGAAAGTGGCACAGAACAATATGTGCTGTTTTCCAATTATCAATATAACATTTAGGACAACACACAAGACTAAATAACTATACATATGCCAAGCAATATCAACGTATCAAACATTGACGAAACATATCCTGTAGCAGGGCAGGACAACAACAGTCAAGGATTCAGAGACAATTTCAATTCAATCAAAACCAATCTTTCCACTGCTAAAACTGAAATAGAAACATTACAAACCAACACTGCCAAACTGAACGCCACCAACAACTTCGGCAACAACATTATCACTGAAGCAAAATTCAAATACAACAGCACTGTGATTTATTCAGGAGGATCCATAGCTACACCACAAGATATCAACATAGAGAATGGAAATTTCCAAACATTTGTTGTGGGCAACAACATCACACTCACATTAACAGATTGGCCCACAGTGGCAAATGTGATGAGTTCAATCATTGTGGAAGTTCGCAGCGATGGAGTAGCACGCACAGTGACTTGGAGCACAGAGAATGCTGGTTTGATTTTGAAAGACACAGCATTTCCCACACCATTTGTGTTGCCTGCAGACGAAGATCCACTGTATGTGGAATTCTGGAGCTACAATCAAGGTGCCACAGTATTTGCTAGATACGCGGGCAGATTTACCACATAATTTTTTTATGTTGCATCCACTGGGCGAAGATCTTAGCGGATACAGTATATCGCAATTGGAATCCAAGTTGATTGAACTGAGAAAAAAATATTTCCAAACTGTCAATCCTGAACTAAAACAACAAGTTGCCCTGTTCATAGATATGTACAATGAGGAACTCAAATCCAAATTAGCCCAAGAACAAATTAAAATGGCAAAAGAGACCGGAAAAGATCTTGACAATTTGATCAATATTGATTAAAATAGTGTGTAAATGCGCACAGATTCTTTGGGTATTCCTATATTCGATTATGACGATGCTGTGAACCTCATCTACAGAGGTCAATCATCACTGCTGCCACACTTGCTCTTTGAAAAACATCAGGTGATAGATCAATTCAATAAATCGGCTGAAGATTTGTCTGCCGATGTAGAATTAAAAACCTACACACCTTTAGATGTCAATCAAAAAGAATTTGATTCATTGCTGCAACAAACTTGGTTTATGCCAGACAGGGCAAAAATATTTGATATTGAAACTTATGTGAAACAAATCACTCCAAAAAATGCAACAGCACAGCAGAGAGTGGATGAAGAACTGGCAGCATTTCGCCAACACAACATGATAGATGTGTTGAAGTTTCTACATTATCTGGTGGAAACACTGAGAAAACATCAAATCACTTGGGGAGTGGGCAGGGGCAGTTCTGTGGCCAGCTATGTGCTGTATCTTTTGGGGGTACACAGAATAGATTCCATTCAATATCAGCTGGATTGGCGAGAGTTCCTAAGATAAATACTCGCATAATAGGAGACAATAATTATGGCTATCAAACAAAGTGGCACTAAAACATACACCACCATGCAGGGCAAACAAATAGATATAGATTTGCTGCGACAGCGCAATGAACTCACACAGGCTGTGGGTAATGCCAAAGTAAATGCACGAGGTGATGAATTAGGTCCAGGTGGAGTTATTATCCGCAAGAGAGAAGAAGTATTGGCTGATTACTACAGAGATCATCCTAAAAATGTTCCAACCACAAGAGGCAAGCAGGCCAAGAAAGAAGATGAGTGGGTGGAAGATGCGCAAGGCAATTTCGTAAAGAAAAAGTAACATGATACTCTACAAGACCCTTGAAACAGATATTATACCTGTGGGTGATAGAGTATTGGTGTCTGACATGAACTTTGGTGAAGTGCAGACAAAAGGTGGCATCTTGCTTTTAGATGATAACATGCAGAATCACGGTATCAAACCTAGATGGGCCAAAGTGTATGCCAAAGGACCTCGCAACAAAGAGGATTATCAAGTGGGAGATTGGATCTACATCGAACACGCTAGATGGACCAGAGCAGTCAACATCAAAAAAGGTGATCAAATATTGGCCATTAGAATGGTGGATCCGGAATTCATATTGATGATGGGCAAAGAGAAGCCAAAAGATTGGTACTACAACAAGTTGGCCATGGTGAATAAGTCTTGACTTTCGGCGTGCTTTGTCATATACTGACAGCATGAAATTTCCTGAAAACAGAATTAAAGGAGTTAATAACACAGGATTGGTAGGAATAGCGCTGATGCTGTGTCACATCACAGGATATCTCAATCATTGGACATGGGCTTTGTTGTATGTGCCACTCATATTGAGTGCCATAGGACAAGAATATCTCCACAGAGACTAGCGATTGCATATGCAAGAATTATGGACAGAAAAGTATAGACCCCGCACACTGGATCAGTATGTGTTTAGAGATGAACATCAACGCAGACAGATTGAAAAATGGGTCAAAGAAAGAAGCATACCACATCTGTTATTCAGCGGTAATGCAGGCATAGGCAAGACCACGTTGGCCAAAATATTATTGAATGAATTGCAAGTGAATGATTTGGACGTGTTGGAAATCAACGCCAGCAGAACAAATTCTGTGGATGATGTGAGAGCTAAGATCATTAATTTTGTGCAGATGATTCCATTTGGAGATTTCAAAGTGGTGTTGTTGGATGAAGCTGACTTTCTATCTCCCAATGCACAAGCAGCACTGCGAGGAGTGATGGAAGAATACCATACCACATCCAGATTCATATTGACTTGCAACTATCCCAATAGAGTGATTCCAGCACTGCACAGTAGATGTCAAGGCTTTCATATAGAGCGTGTGGATCAAACAGAATTTACAGCAAGAGTAGCTGAAATATTGATGAAAGAAAACATACAGATGGATCTAGACACATTGGACACATATGTGAAAGCCACATATCCTGATCTTAGAAAGTGCATCAATATGGTGCAGATGAATTCGCAGGATGGCCAATTAAATGCCCCACAAAAAGCGGACATGGGTACCAGTGATTACAAAATACAGATGGTAGAATTGTTTAAACAAGGCAAAATCACAGAAGCAAGAAAATTAGTGTGCAGTCAAGTAAGACCTGATGAGGTGGAGGACATATTTAAATGGATGTATGACAACATCACACTGTTTGGTGATGAAGCAAAACAAGAAAAGGCCATACTGATAATCAAACAAGGTTTGGTCGATCACACTTTGATATCAGATCCTGAAATTAATCTCACAGCCACTATGATTAAACTACAGCACATTTAATGTACGCAGCCAGTCATATATTGATCAGTTATGCAGATGCTGTGCGCAGCACACAATCACGCACACAGGAGGAGGCATTGTTTTTGGCTTGCGAACTGCGAGAAAAAATACGACAAAATATTATCAGCTTTGAACAAGCAGCACAAACACACAGCGATTGTCCTAGCAAAGTCAATCAAGGCAATTTAGGCAGTTTTAAAGTGACCACAATGGAACAAGATTTCATCGCCTATCTGGATCAGTTGCAACCTGGTGAAATCAGTGGGGTAAGTCCCACAGTGTACGGATATCATATTATTAGAAGGAATTAACATGCAGATAAAATTTCTGTGTGAAGATCCTGCAGTGCTGCAATTATACCCACCTAAGCCTGCTAATAAATTTTTACCCAATTGGTACAAGGATCTTCCCAGCTGGAAAAAAGATCACACATTGGGAATTGACGCACCCACTATCAAAAACTGTATTCCAGCACAAGACTTGATGCTGAGCGGATATATCATATTCAACACATATGAAATTGCTCTTTCAACACTGAATAAAGATATGTATGAGCACATAGAAGCTGTGTGTCCGCATAAGGCTCACATAAGTTCACATCATCACGAGCAAATGCCAGTGCAGATTAACACTCGCAAAAAAAATTATTTTAAAATTGCTCAACCTTGGATGATTAAAACACCTCCAGGATACAGTTGTTTGTTTCAACAACCATTCTATCATTTTGAACACAGATATCAGTTGTTGCCTGCAATTGTAGACACTGATATTCATGATTTAAATGTGGAAATACCAGGATATCTACTGACAGATGATGTTGTAAAAATAGAATCCGGAGCACCACTAGTGCAGGTAATACCTTTCAAAAGAGATGATTGGCAAAGCAGTATGTCAGCGGAAAAATTTAAACAAAGCAAGTTGACTGATTATGCCAGCAAAGGTTATAAGACTGAATTCCATTCAAAAAAAAATTACAAATAAATTATTTTTTAAAAATTTTATCCCAGAACACTGTGAGATAAAACACTCCCACGAAAATCCAAAAGCCCAATATCCAAGTGAGATATGTTTTCCATTTGTGCAAATCTAAAATAAATGCCAGTGCAATCAACACCACCCATAGAATATCTAGTATGCTGTGAGTGATCTGCCATTTGCTGCCGTATCTTTGTATTAATTTTAATCTCAACTCTGCTAGATAAGGCACTGCATGACGCAGTATCACAAAACCTTCATTCAACACCATCAGTGTGAAACCAATAAAGAACAACATATAAATTATTTAACGTGTATTATCAGTCACCATACACATCTAGAACTTCCTTCACTGCAGGATGTCTTTCTATGTCTTCTTTACCAAAAAATGTTGCTGCAATTCGGTTACTTTTGTGTTTGTTCAATTTCTGTATGAAATCCAACAATCCATTGTTGTTGATTCTGTCTGTCTGATTTAGATCACCTGTCACAGCCATTTTGGAACCATTGCCCAGTCTGGTCAACAGCATTTTCATTTGACTGTGAGTGGTATTTTGACATTCGTCAGCCACAATGAAACTGTGGTTGAAATTTCTTCCTCTCATAAAAGCCAAAGGAGCTATTTCTATGATCTGATCCGCCAGCATGTGTCTTAGATCATTCATTCTAAAATATTCTTTCAGCACGTCAAATATAGGTCTAGTCCACGGAGCCATTTTTTCTTCCATTGTGCCTGGTAAAAAACCTAACTCTTCATCCACACTCACAGCAGGTCGCGTGATCACAATGCGATCCACTTCACTCTGTTTGAATGCTTGTATTGCCACTTGCACTGCCAGCAGTGTCTTGCCTGTGCCAGCTGGTCCAACACCGAACACAATGTCTAATTTTTTATTCAGCAACTGCAGTAGATATGATTCCTGATTGCGATTGCGAGGAATTATGTGTATATCATTTGATTTTTGTGCAGAGTATTGATTGATTTTAAGTACGTTGGGCGGGTAATTATGCTTGTTGGCCTTTTTTGATCCCATTGACTCTCCTTGGTTAATGGTTGGCAATGTATTTAACTGTGATTAACTGGCATTAAAACTGCTCAGTTATCACAAGTGGTATGGCTAAATAACGCTGTAGGAACGTGAAATGTACGACACAGCAGACATATTAAAAAATATCGAATCCATATACAGCAATGATAATGCTTTCTCCATCATCAAGGATTTTGAAAGAGTGCTGGATGAATTGGATCTGTATGTGTACAAACATTGGGATTTGGGAGAATTGATTGAAGGACCCACTATGACCAAGCACTATGTGAGCTGCAAATTCATGTGGCCCAGAATGCAAATGCCAGACCCTATGGGCGGCAAAAGATTATTGGATTATGACTGCCACGTAACCTATCAAAAAAATCAATTGATTACTCCGAGAAAAATCACAGAACCAGACGATGTGAGACCTGGCACCAAAAAAGGAAAGCTGGATACACTGCCTATTTGGATAGTGGAGATCACCATGCCTATCAATCTGATGAAAAACATTTATGATGGCTACAAAAATCAATTGCAATTCAATCAAGAACCAGTGAAAAATACATCAGTCACAGATGTGCAGACAACACAATTAGCTCCTGCTGAACCTACAACACCAGTCACTTAAACTTATGTCACTGAGAACCAATGATCTAAAACACTGCGTGGATGAAATCTTCGAAATAGATTCATATCAATCCAAAATGGGTGCTGATGACAAAATAGTGGTGCTCAGTTTCAAAGTGAAACCAATGCAGGCTGCAGAAGATTTAGTGAATTTCATAGAAAAAGGTTATGCATATGTGTTGGATGCTGACAAAACCAGTGGTGAACAGTCGGATGGATTTTATAAAGTGTTTGTGGAGATAGATAGAAACAAAAATATTGCTGCCCAAATCACAGAAATATTGGATGGAGTAAAAAAACTCACAGGTTTAGAAAATTTTAAATTCAGATATTATAAAAACTTTAGAAGTCAACCAGCAGATCAGACCACTCTCGAACAAATAGTGCCCAAAGACAGCAACGAATACGGCATTAAAAAACAAGAAACAGCTCTTGAGAATTTTAAGAATTTCTTCAGCAACAGTTATTTGGATGAAATAGTAATGGAAGGTGACCACATTAAATTTGTTAAGAAGTATGCTGAACCTCTTGTGTTTCGCTTTGTGGATCACGGCGTTACCATAAACAAACTGCAAGAAATCAAAGAAAACTACGACTATAATTGCTTTCCTGAAATAATCTATCTGACCAAATACATCGGTGACTACAACATAAGTATATACGGCAACAAATACGTATTTGAAAATGGAAACAGATGTGTGATATTGGAGAAGATAGATGCAATTGAGTAAAAATTTTACTCTCACAGAATTTACCAAAAGTCAAACTGCTGAGAGAATGGGCATTGATAACACTCCCAACGAAGAACATTTAAGCAACGCTGTGGCACTGTTTGAAAACATTGTGCAGCCTGTGAGAGATCATTTTGGCGTGACCACTATTAATTCAGGCTACAGAGGACCAGAACTGAACAAAGCAGTGGGTGGTTCTGCCACCAGTCAACACTGCAATGGCGAGGCTGTGGACATAGAAGTGCCAGGATTGGCCAACTATGATTTGGCCAAATGGATTGAAAGCAATCTTGCATATGATCAATTAATATTAGAAGCTGCTAAAAAAGATGACCCTGCTGCAGGTTGGGTACACGTGAGTTTCAAAAAAGACGGCAACAATCGTGGTCAAAGTTTGACTGCAGTGTTTGTGAATGGCAAGCCAATTTTCAGCACTGGTTTAGGAGTACCTGAATAATGTTTGGCATGTTTGGAGGAGTAAAATTGATAATGACCATGGTGATGGTGATAGTACTGTCGGGTGGTTTGACATATGTGTTCAAATTGAAAGCAGATAATGCCACGCTCAAGGCCAATCAGTTCAAGATGGAACAGGCCCTGGAGGCACAGGCCAAGTACATAGAGCAGCAAAAGAAGGATTTTGAAGCCATCATGAAGGCCAACCAAGAAGTCAACAAACTGGTGGGCAATCTCAAGAAGGACATAGACGACCTGGATAAAAGATTCAACAAGGGCACACGTGATCTGGGCAAGACTGCCATGGAGAGACCCGATGCCATGGAGAGGATCGTGAACAAGGCCTCAGACAGGGCTTTGAGATGCGTGGAGATCGCAGGCGGAGCCAAGCTCACAGAAGCAGAGATCAAGGCCACCAAGAAATCAGAGATCAATTCCGAATGCCCTGCCATAGCCAACCCCAACTACAGGCCATACAATGAGTAAATTATTGATTGCAATCACCCTGTGCCTGTTCCTCAACGGCTGCGGCCTGCTGGGAGAGAAGGCCATCAAGATATTCACACAGGAACAGCCCAGAGAGAAACTGAACCTCAAGACACCAACGCTGGAGGAAATGGAGAAACTGAGATGGATCGTGATCACCAGC